CGATTTTCCGGCGCATAAGGTCTTGCCTCAGCCTCCGTTAAGTGTACAGCTATCTACCTCCAGTGTTGGGGGGGAGTAGCCAGCGATTTAAAACTCGCGCGTAGTCTCAATTAACGCACACATGTCCCCATCAACTGTCACTTGGAACACTTGGCTCCCTGATGACGCATGGTTGGATTGAACTACGTTTGCTCACTGGTATTTACCGGTGCCGCCTAGAACGCGGGTGTTCCCAACACGTGTGACCCAGTTGGTCCACCATTCACACGTGCTAAATGGACCCCTAACCGAAAGAAACAAAACAAACGTCAAAGACGGGCTCCTGCACGTCGCCGCCGCCCTCGCCGGGCCCGGCGCATGCAGGGACCGTCTCCCGTTGTACAAACCGCGCAGTTAATCGCGGACCCATGCAACGGACAACTCGTCTCTGGCGTCCACGGCACCAGGGAGGGGTTTACCACACGATTTCGTACTGAGATTGGCACTGCCAGCGACTCATCGGGCTATGTCCTTTGGTGTCCCTCCCTCCACAGTGTCAACAACATTTTCTTGTGGGAAGCCTCTGCTTCGAGCAATGTCCCTATAAACACTGGTGTCGATCCCTTCGCTTTTGCTAGCGGATGGCCTGATGCCGGAGGTACTGGTGACACTGTCGGATACGAACCGGATCCCTGTTACTCCTTCCTCTCTAGCCAGACCTGCCAAGACGCGCGACTCATCGCCGCCTGCATGTCGTTGACCTACTATGGTTCCATGTCTTCCGCCGCCGGCGAGATCTGCTACATCGAGAACCTCCCACTCAACGACCTGCTTAATGGCGGGGCTGGTGCTGTTCCTCTGTCGGTCGATGGCCTGTTTCGGTCTACCACCAAACACCAGCGACTCACCACAGACACTCACGAAGTTGTATACCGCCCTAACGGTGCCCATGGCGACACGTTCTTTAACCAGACGCCTGCTCCCATCACCTACTACAGCGGTGCTCCGACTCAAACCTCCGATGTTGCAACTATGCACGGGATGAAGGTGTTCGGATTCGCTTGGCGTAATGCGCCGAGTGGCATCTCACACACCCATACTCTCACCAAGGTCGCGGAGTGGCGTCCGGAAACCCACTCGGGCCTTCCACGCATCTCTCCCACCACGATCGGTCCCTCGATTGTACCCCATGCTATTGCAACGCTCGATAAACACGTCCCGGGCTGGACATCTCGAGTTGTTGATAAGGGTGGTTCTACAGCAGCCGCCATTGCTCGGACCGCTTTCACCGGTGCTCCTTTGGCTAGTGCCGCTAACCTCGCTTCTGGCGGGTTTAACGGCATCAAGGACATCATCCATGGTGATTTCGGCTCTGCTGTGAACGATCTCTTTTCTACAAAGATGCTCGGTTCTGCCGCGAATATCGGCAAGCTCGTTTCATTCCTCTAATCGTACGGAGGGTGCAACAAAACCAACAAAAATTACAAAAACAAAAAGGATAAAAACAACGTCTCCATCAGCTCAAAAACTTTGGTCCTGGGTCCAGTAAGACGCTCTGAACGGGCTCCCCGACGAATGTGGTGGCTAAAACCCGCTGCGAGTCACTCGAGACGCCGTGCGCACAAACCCGCTTTAAGTCATGAAAAACTATGCTGCTTCAGATGCAGTTAAAACCTCTGGCCGCACTGTAAAGGTGTTGAAATCTTCCCCCCCCCCCCAAAAAACAAAACTGATCACGAGGACGATCAATCATTCCGTTGCGAAGGCCGCTGCGGTATGTTCAATCACTTCCATCGGCGCCCCATCACTGGCGCCTCTCGACGAAAACGCGATAAAGCCGGCGCTCCTCCACGAAAGCGCGGCAAAGCGAAGCTAGAGATTTGTCCCAATGGGCCTTGCGCCCTTTGCGAGGAAGATGGTAGGCGACACAAGGAAAGTGAAATGCAGATGTACATTGATTGTATGCCTGAGGATCACCAACGTGTGTCCATCAACAAGGTCCGCCCCCCCTCCAAGCCGGACTGGACAGAGTACAAGGAGGACGTCGACCGCGAAGAAAAGTACGATACTGACGACGCTGTGAGTGTGACGAGTGAGAGCTCCACCACTGAAAGTGAAGTCACTCTGATATTCGACGCGGACGAGAAAACAATGGAGCAAGAAGAGGATTTTCGGCTTGAGAGAGCCACACCGCCTTCGGGCGCGACACCACTAGGTGTATCCCCTCTTCCCATCCCTGCGTTGACTCGTGAGACTTCAACCGACTACGCATGTACAACCCTCGTCACGCAAGACGAAACCCCGGTAGTGGCGCCCGTACTCTGTCAAAAGTACGTGAGATACACTTACGACACTCCCGGCGTAAACACCTGGTATCGTCGACTCAAGCGGAAACTCCTCTCCCCTTTCCCGCGCCGTTCAGCTGACGCTCTGGACGACGACCTCGACACTGAGCTCGAGCTTGATGAAACGAACCGTGATGTTTACGACCTCGGCATCTTCGAAATCTCCGATGCCCCGTCTCGGCGGCTGAAAGTGCAACTTCTGGGGAAGTCGCATCCTTTCGCCCGCCTGGAGACGGTATGCCCTGATCTGATTGAGTTCCTGGTCCGGCACCCGGATAATGCTCGTCGCTCCCTTAACGGGAACCACGAAATTTACCCGCATGTCTGTGCCAACCAGCTGAACCTTCAGAACAAGTATCCAGACATCAAAAATCTGTCCACTTCTGTCATCATGTCAAGCATCCAACGCACTCTCAACATTCTCGTCCTCCGTGACGCGAAACTCCAAGGGTGTGTGGACACGACTGTACGACCGGATTTTTGCCGTATGGGTCCCTCAGTGGCGTACCGTCTGAGGCAGATCCTTTTCGCATTGGCACCACCCCCTGCCATGTGGAAAAAACATTTCGTTACAACGAAGCTTTTACTGTCCTCTCGGGGGCGGAATTCTTTGTTGGTGGCGAACCCAAGTTTTCGGACGAACTCTGCAAATCAACACGTGAAGATGGAACCTACCGAACTGTGTTCGGTCCCTCTACGCCGACAACCGCCCACATCTATTGTCGCTGCGACCACTGTTTCCGATTTGCCTTCCGACGATTAACTTGCCTGCGACTCCCAGAGCAACCCGGTGCCCATCAACGGTTGTTCGTCGCTCAACATCTGCACATAAATGCACATAAACACATCATCTCCCGTCTCAAACATCTCTACACTCCATACTTTGCTGATTATAAAGGTATGGACCTCGAAGCTGAACAGCATCACGCTGACCCGCACCCCAAGAAGTCTCTTCGCGAGGCTGCCTGGAAGGAGGTCAACGAAACCAGCCAAAGGGTTCGTACTCAGTGGGCTGACCGGTATACCTGCAAACTCAAGACAAACGAGTGGGCAAAACCCGGAAAGTACCCGCGCGTAATCATGGATCTCACTTGCCCTGCTAGCCTCCAAGGCTTTCGCACATCCGCTTTTCTGAAGAAGGCGATGGCCGCTGAACCTCTGGAGCTTCATGGCGGTTTGATCGAATTCTGCTCTACACCGGAGCCTGAAGCACTCAAAGCGGTATTCGAGAAATTACTCGCGCCCCCTGGCCGTTTCTATTTCGTATACTTCTCTGACGATTCATGCTTTTCCATACGCCACAATGGTCGTGTCCACATTTTCAATGTCGATATCTCCTCTTGTGATGCGTCCCACGGTGAGCAGCTTTTCAAAGCCCTCGAAGAGGTGACCCCTAGTGTGGCACATGCCGACATCGCCGATGTCGTCGCACAGTGTCGCATGCCCTTTTCCATCCGCAGCCAGTCGTTTCCAAAGCGGAAGATTAAGCTTGTTCCTAAACACACTACGCTCTACTCAGGCGTGACAGTAACCACCGTCGCCAATAATCTTGGTAACATCTTCATCGCGATCGCACTCTCTGAATTTGAATTTGGAGAGGACGTCAGCATGGGTGTTACACAAGCAGCGCAACGGGCTGGATATATAGTCACCTGTGAAACGTGTAGTCAGCCTGAGGACATCCAGTTCCTCAAGCATTCACCAGCTCTCACCACCGATTTGTACTATTACCCTCTCCTCAACCTGGGTGTACTCTTCCGATTGAGCGGCGTTTGCAAAGGCGATCTTCCAGGACGTGGTGACATCGCATTGCGAGCTAGAGACTTCCAAGCCTCGCTCGTTCAAGGCGCTTATCCTCGTTCACACTTTCCCCTCGTCGACCAGCTCCGCGGACCCGGCACTCCCTGTCACGACATCCCTGACCTCAAGTTCAAGGTCGTTGATGCTGGACGCATCGTACACTTCACGTCCGACGCTGTCTACAAACGGTACAGATTGACTCCTCTCCAGATCATCGAAACTGATTTCTTCGGTTCCCTTGGTTTCCGAGACGTCTACACCTGCACCGGCATTGACGCCATCCTACAGCTTGACTACGGGTTGTCTGCACTGACCCACACCAGGCACCAACCACGCGGATACCGATAACTTCACCGCACCTGTACATCCCCCTCCCCACCATAGCGGGTTCACGCCCGCGGGGTTATCCCACC